GTCAAATTTATTGATGCCATGAAGCTGAGTACTTCAGTTGGGTTTCCGCTCACCGGGAAGAAGAGCCAATTCATCGAGAATCTCGATGAAATCGGTGAACGTCGATTCACCGAAACCTTCCGGGAACACTTGGAAGCATGCGAAAAGGACCTTCGCGAAGGCGTCCGTCTAAACTTGCCCGCAAAGGCTTGTATCAAGATGGAAGTCCTAAGCAAGCCCAAAGCTCGCATCTTCTACAGTTGTCCCACCACTCTCGTGGCTCTCACGCGCAAGTACTTCTTGCCCGTCGCCCGGCTCATGCAAATGCATCCAGCTCTCTCTGAATGTGCTGTAGGCTTAAACGCTCACAGCAAGGAATGGGAAGAACTTATGGTGCACGCATTAGCGAAGGGCATCGAGCGCATCTTGGCTGGAGACTACTCCAACTACGATCAGAAGCTGCCTCTGCAGCTTATCATCGCCGCCATGATGTGCATGATTGAGATTGCCAGCCACATGACTTACACCGCCGACGATCTCGCAGTAATGCGAGGTTTGGTGTCCGAGTTGGCCATGCCACTTGTGGCATTTAACGGCGATCTCGTGGAGTTCATGAGTGGTGGGTGGATTTCCGGCACCGCCATCACAGTCCATGTCAATGGCATTTGTGGTGCTCTCAACCAACGGTATGTGTTCTTTTCGATGTACCCGGAAGCTAAGTCTTTCCGGGATCACGTTGTCTTGCTCACATATGGGGATGACAACATTGGATCGGTAGATGCGGAACACACAAAGTTCAACATCAAAACCATGTCCACCGTCCTCGCCGAATACGGTCAGAAGTACACCATGCCCGACAAGGAAAGTGCCATCACCGAGTTCTTGCCACTCGAGGATGTAGAATTCCTTAAGCGGAAATCAGTTTTTATCCCTGAAATCAACGCGCAAGTTGGAGCATTAGTTGAAGATTCTATCTTCAAGTCTCTACACTGCCGCGTCAAGGACAAGAGCTCTCCGCTTGGCAACGATGAAGCAGCAGC